AGTTCTTTCTCTCGGTGGTTATACATTTGACTGGAACGAGAATACTAATAATGAAGGAACTGAAACTGGTGTGATTGCACAAGAAGTTGAGGCTCTGGGACTTCCAGGAATTGTAACAACGAGAGATAATGGATACAAGGCAGTTCGTTATGAAAAACTTGTTCCACTGCTTATAGAGGCAATCAAAGAACTCTCTGGTAAGGTTGAAGCACTTGAGCAAAAACTACAAGATAAATAACTCTAAAGCTTATAATAATGGCAAATATCAGAAAGTCATTTAACTTCAGGAATGGTGTACAAGTTGATAATGATAACTTCGTTGTAAATGCGAATGGTCTGGTGGGAATCGGAACTTCCACTCCCACCGAAGCGATTGATGCAATCGGAAATGCAAAAATAAGTGGTCTTACAACGACATCAACATTAGGTGTTGCACAAACTGCAAACTTTTATGGTGATCTTAAAGTAGGAACCGGAATCACAATGTCTGGTGGTATTGTAACCGCCGTTTCATTTTATGGAGATGGATCTACATTATCGAATGTATATGCAATCTCAACAACTGGTTGGGTAGCACAAGGAGTTGGATTACATACATTATCAAGATCGGTTGGTATAGGCACCACCAATCCAGTTTATAAGTTACAGATAGGATTAGATCCTGTAACAGGTGTCGGTGTCGGCATTACAAATGGAAATATAATAGTCTCGGGTATCATAACCGCCACCACATTTGTTGGTAATGTAACTGGAACGGCAACGACTGCAACAAATCTTTCTAATGCTGCCAACATCACAACTGGAACCATTAGTAATGATAGACTTCCTAGCAATATTGATAAGCCAACAGGTATAATCACAGCATCAAGTTTTGTTGGTGACGTAACAGGAACCGCAACAACTGCCACCAATCTATCCAACGCTGCTAATATTACTACAGGAACTATTAGTGATGCAAGACTTCCTAATGTAATCACATCTGATATTGATTCTTCTGGAATATCTACTTTCACTACACTTAAAGTAGGAACTGCAATCACAATGTCTAGTGGTATCATTACTGCCACTACATTCTCAGGATCTGTAACAGGGGATTTAACGGGTGTTGCATCAACTGCAACTAAGTTAGAAACCGCAAGAAACTTTAGTGTTTCTGGTGATGTATTAAGTCATACAGTATCTTTTGATGGCACTAGTAACGTTGCACTGGGAGTTACTTTATCAGGTACTTTTAGTGCCAACACTTCTGGCATTATAACTGCCAATACTTTTTCTGGAATTGTAACTTCAACAAACGGAACTTTTGATGATTTAAGAATCAATAAGTCATCCGCAGCAAGTCTTGTTGTTACGAGTACAACAAACTCATCAGTAAGTATTGGTGAATCTGTAGGTGCAGGTAATAGTAGTGCTCAGTTCCTCTATACACCCGGTACAGGACGTTTAGACATCACCAACTATGATGTAGGTGGTGTGAGCATTAACCTTCACGAGGGCACTGGTACAGGCACTACAGAGAGTTTTAATGTTAAGTATGATAATACCAAGCAGTTTGAAGTTACTTATGATGGAAAAGTAGGAGTCAATCGTGGAGGCACTCCACTCACAAGAAACTTTGAAGTTGGTGGTGATGCATTTATTTCACAAAATGCAGTAGTTTCCGGTATTCTCACAATAAATCAAGGTGGTCCAAATGAGATTACTTTAGGTGATGGTAGTCCTATACCAATTCGTGATGATCAAAACTTCAATACTGTTTCTGGTATCAGTACGTTTAACCAATTAAACGTTATCAATAGTTTTAGTTATACCGGTCTTTCCACAGTTTTCTTTGGTGGAGAAGTTGGAATTGGAACAACAAGTAATGATGGTTTCTTAACCGGACCAAATCAACTAAAAGCACACGTAGAAGGGTCTACTTGGGCAAAAGAAGGTTTTTATACTGCCGGAAAACTTGTAATCACTGATAAGGCAGATGGATCTATACATACGGATGATCGAGTTATTCCAAGTTCTCCGGTTGACTATGGTGCCGTTGTTCCCTTTGTCGATTATGGCGACTTCCAAGTAGAAACTGGTGGAGCATCATTAATAACTAATAATGTATTGATGGTTCCTGGTGTTGGTCAGGCAACCGTAGGATTTGGGACAACAAATGGTGGATTGATACCTGCAAGTTTCCTTCCAGGTGGTAATAGATATCTGACTAAAGTTGGTATCAATACTTATTATGCGAGAAGTATATTTGACGTAGGAACAGCATCAACCACGATGAACTCCTACTTTATTCCACCATCTCTGACACAATCAGAGATCGATATTATGCAAGATTTGTGGAATACTCCCACTGGAACAGGATATACTGCAGCAAATAAAGTTACTCCTAATGGTTTAGTTCCCGGTGGAATTGTTTATAACAAAACAACAGATAAAATTCAACAAAGGAGTACTGCATCAACATTCAGAGATTTATCTTCTTCATCATCATCTGTACAGACGATTGGTGTTGGTGTTAGTGAAGTAGTCTTTAATGATGTTCCTGCCTGGGCTGATAAAATTACAATTATCTTCTTGAACATTTCTTGTACTAGTAGTGGTCTTGATAGGCATTTTAGAGTGCAACTTGGCACTTCTTCTGGTATCGTTACTACTAATTATGACTCGGAAACAAATCAAGGTGCCATAACTTCTCCAGGATATGCTGAATCGGATGATGGTTTCATTATGTATGGAACAACTAGTGGTCAACAATACTCTGGTCATATGATGATTACTAAATTTGATGACACCACCTATGTTGAGACTCATATCTTATCTCCTGGTAAGTTCGGTGATAACGGAATTCGTTTTGGTGGAGGAAATGTTGAGTCAATTAGTGATACCATTACTCGTCTTAGAATTAGTATTCATGATGACACTAACTTTACTGGTGGTAAAGTAAAAGTCTTGTATGAGGGTTGACAAGACTCTAAAAACCCTGTAGACTACCTTTGTCTGGGTTGAAGATGAGAGTCTAAGCCACTTTAAGAACCGTCCACTGGGTCGCACTGGGGACGGTTTTCTGCTATAATAACAAGGTATTCGACAGGAACCGATGCCCATCACACTGCGTCCTCACCAACAAGATGCTGTTGATGCAATGTGGGACAACAATAAGGGTCAGGTCATCATTCCTACGGGTGGTGGTAAGACCATTTGTATGATTCAGGATCTTATTCATCAGCACGCTGTTCCTTGTGGTCACACCACAGTTGTTGTTGCTCCTCGTATTCTTCTTGCAGAACAACTTTGCAGTGAGTTTCTGGAGGTGATTGACACTACCAACACTCACATTATGCACGTTCATAGTGGTGAGACTCATCACTTTAGCAGCACGAATCCTTCAAAGATTCATTTGTTTGCTAACACTGCACGAACTGCTGGTGAGAATGTTATTATCTTCACCACCTATCATTCTCTGCATCGTCTGATTGATGCGGATATTGAAGTCAACAACATTTACTTTGATGAAGCACATAACTCAGTTCAACGTAACTTTTTCCCTGCTACGGAACACTTTGCTTCTGATGCTGATCGTTGCTACTTCTTCACTGCTACTCCTAAGCACTCTGTTACTATTTCCAAGCCTGGGATGAACGACCCTGAGGTTTATGGTAAAGTCATCTGCAATGTTCCTGCTCCTAAGTTGGTAGAAGAAGGTTACATCCTTCCTCCTAAGGTTGTTGTCAAGCAACTGGATATGGTACAGGACAAGCAGATGATTGCTGACCGTGACTCTCAGAATCTGCTTGACACTATTGATGAGAATGCACTGGATAAGATTCTCATCTGTGCTCGTTCTACCAAGCAGATTATCAAACTGCTGAGTGAGTCTGACTTCCGTAATCAACTTGCAGAACGTGGTTATTCTGTGATGTATATTACTTCCAAGACTGGTGCCATTATTGACGGTCAGAAGGTCAACCGTGAGGTATTCTTTGACACTCTGAATGCTTGGGGTAAGGATGCTGACAAGAAGTTTGTGGTGCTCCATCACTCTATTCTGTCCGAAGGTATCAACGTTTCTGGTCTGGAAGCAGTCCTGTTTATGCGTAATATGGACTACATCGGAATCTCTCAGTCAATCGGTCGTGTGATCCGTCTGGGTGGCACTCAGAAGACCTTTGGACTGGTCTGTGTGCCCGTCTATGATAAAGTGGGTATCAGCACCGCCAAGTCCGTTCAGGCAGTCGTTGACACCGTTTTCCAGCAGGGACAGCCTGCCATCTCCGTTATCCGTCGTTGACCTATGAAAACCACTATTGATTTGGTTCAGGAACTTCGTTCTCTTCCTGATGCCATTTACCAAAATTTCTGCAATCAGGCAAAGATGGTGGCACTAGAGTACCCTTCTGCACACGGAATCGACTGTTTTGCACGTGGTGAAACAATAGAATATGGGTTCATTGACATCGTAGGGCAGTATATTGACCTGAAACCTAACAAGAAGGAAGATTTCAACGATCCTGATAGTACGTACTATCTAGAGCACCTGACCGACGTGAAAACGCAAGGAAATGGGTTTTTACCACGTAAGGACAAGAAAGCTCTGTTTTATTCTAAACAATGGGATATTAAAAAGACTGCTAGTGGTGTATCACAATTTGAATCTAAGGCACACTCTTATATCTTAATTGATCCCATTTGTGCTCGCATTGCAGTGGTAGATACTAGTGTTTTCTATCGCAAACCATTTCGCAATAACTCTGCACGTATTTCATTCAGTGTAAAACCACAGGATGTTTATATGATCTATGATGGTATCAGCAGTGTGATTGATGCTTCGATTGTTCCTGATCCTAATGCAATCTATCGTGAGATTTGGAAGAAGGCAGGAGATAAACTGGAAGCACTTACCACTTGCTGAAATAGCATACTGCCCTCCTACATGTCTTTCAGAAGATATCAATAAAGCAATCGAGGGTTACTTGGAATTTCGATAAGAGATCTTACAACGTCTTTATGAGATAGATTTTGAGATTGAGATCTTATTTGTTGATTGTGAATATACTGTTCATAACAACATTTTAAGATCTCATTTTTGTTTCTTTTATTCTTAAGATATCCATTAATAGAATCCTTACTGATTATTCCAAGTCCATAAGCAACTTGTATGTAACTATCAATAGGCCAGAATGAAAAGTCTTCATTTGATCCAAAGCATGTTGTATCAATGAATCCTTTCTTACAATGATTTTCAAAGTCTATTACCCATTCTGTTTTATTGTTAGTCATATAATCCCAGAACTTAGAATCAGTTCGATTGGTGCAGTAATGTAAGCAAATAAAGTTTATGATCGTTTCATAAATGTTTTTATTCTTTCTGTTTGCAGTTTTTCTGCTGAAATTAGAATTATCAAAGTTAGTATTGAAGTAAGTGAAATCATTCAACTGTCTGCACAGAAGGTGAATACCTGTAGATTCTAGAGGTTCTACAAATCCACTCGATAATCCAACAGCAACACAATTCCCAATCCAATAATCATCATAATATCCTGGATTATATTTGATTATTCTATCTGTTTCAAGAGTTGCACCAAATCTTTCTCCCAACCAATTATTATAATCACTCCTTGCTTCATCATCAGAAGTAAACTGTGACGAATAAAGATATCCTGTTCCGTATCTGTCTACAATAGGTATTTGCCAGACCCATCCATTCTTGGTTGCTTCTGCAACCGTATATGATGGCATTTCTTTGAAGTCGTACTTAACTTGCTGGGGTATTGCTCTATCAAGTGGCAACCATTGCTTAATATCATTCCATTTCGGATTCAGATGTTTGAATAAAACTGTATTGAAACCTGAAGCATCGATAAAATAATCTGCTTCAACCAGTCCTGTTTTATTAAACACTACACTTTGAATATTTTTTCCATCACTGTTGACTTGTTCTACAATATCATCAATAAATTTGACATGTCCTTGTAGTTTACCTTCTAAGTAATCACAAAATTCTTTTGTATCAATGTGAAATGCATATTCATAACTTAAATCATTGTTTGGTAGAGTATTTGTTGGTTCTCCATGTAAAATACCACCATCAAAGCAATCATTAAGAATTGAGAATGTTGAACTTGACCAACCATTATTGATTGGTAACCCTTTTTTGATTGCAAATCCATGAAAATATTTCTTTCCTACATTCCATTCTCTGAAGTCAATCCCAAGTTTGAATGTTGACTTTGAATTTTTTATGAAATCATATGGATGTTTTTCCAGTGAGTTTACAAGATATTGAATGAGTGGAGTTGTACTTTCTCCAACTCCGATACTCTTTTTAGATCCATCAAAATAAACAGTTACATCTACATCTTTCTCCCAATAATCTTTGATCATTGCTGCAGAAATCAATCCAGCAGTTCCTGCACCAACAATTACAACTTTTTTTGGTTTATTGAAGTGATTTGATTCTTCAAAAAAATTCATTGAGGTCCGGTTCATGAACTGTCTACTACTAATTATAGCACGAATCAATGTGCTATAATATGGGGGTAATCAAAGGAAACCACCATGGTCTGCGAAGTTCAACTCTACGTTGCTGGCAAAGTTTTTGTTGAAACTGTTCATGCTCGTGATTATCAAGAAGCAAAAGAAGTTGCACTGGCACGTAATCCTAATGCAACTGTTGTGAGTGTCAATGCAAAGTTCTGATGAGTAAGTTTCAGAAACCTTTTATTCACCATCAGAGTCTTCTAGATCCTAAAGTAGGAGACCCTGATGGTTATGTTACTAATGATGGAATGTGGGCTGCTATTCCGTGGGCAGGTAAGAAAAAGGGGTTCTGTATTATACATAATGGTAGACAAGTGCACTCTGTAACAACATATAAACAGGCAGTTGCATATATCAAAAAAATGTCTAAAGTTCAAAAGAATACGTCATCTACTTTGGAGGAGTTTCTATGAGCGACAAACAACAAAAACGTCGTGATGCACTAGGTCTTTTCTATGAGAGTGTTCTTAAACCAGATTCAGAACTTCGTCAGTGTGCACATAATCAAGAATGTTATTATGAGTTGATGGAGTGGAGATCAGAAATCTTAAAGTATCTTGATCACCGCAGAAACGAGGAGTTTAATTAATGACTGCTCAATATCTGTGGTTGGTAGTATTTTCTTTTGCACTATACTTCATAATCACAGATGAGAGCATTGCCGCAGCATTTTATTATGCGATTCGGTTAGCAAAAGCATATATTCAACGACAATGGTGGTGGTTTACACATAATCCCAAGAATCCTGTGGTAAAATATCTCATATACCGTCGTTCTCTTAAACTAGCACAAGAGATGATGGCAAAAATAAATACAGATAAAGAGAAAGAATAGGATGCTTTCTACTCAATACAGGCTACGATTAGAGTTCATTTGTAAGTGTATTGCAAATGGAGAAGAAGTGAAACTTGAGGATATGATTTGGGCAGAGAAGTTGGGTAAAGCAAATACTACTGCCCGTGAAATGCTCAAGAAAGCAAGAGGACGTGCTGCCAATCCTGATATGGTAGAAGGTAGTATGGACGATTTTATGAACATTATGGGACTGGGTGACCCTGACCCATCAAATCACCGCACTGGTTTTGGTAGTGCTGATGAAATTGTAGACTGGTTCAATGAGGACCGACCTGATGATTGGAGACAACGTGACTAGGTACAGTGTTATTCATAAAGATGGAACCGAGATACATTATGTTTGGTCCCAAGAACAAAGAAAGATGGTAGAAACTAAAATGACCGAAAAACTGACAGCAGTAATCTATTCTAATGGAAGTCAAGAGTGTGAGCGTATGAGTATGCTACTCAAATCTCTTGGTGGTGAGTTTCACGAATATTTTTTGGGTATTGATTTTAGTGATAAACAGTTTCGTATGGAGTTTGGAAGTGAGGCAACCTATCCTCAAGTGTCATTGGGTAATGAACACATTGGCAATATGAAAGAGGCACTTCAATATATGAAAGAGCAAGGTTTATTTGTATGAACTTTGAACTGACATAGATAAATTCATAGACAAGGAGTAGTATGAAATCTCTAATCCTTATTGCTTGCTTCTTTCCACTGGCACTAATATGGATTATTATGAAACTGTCATTGTGGATTGCTGCTGTCAACGAAGAGCAAACTTATGTCAGAGAAGAATCACTCAAACCACACGGACCCTATGTGGCAAATGCATATGCAGACGTTGACGAAGAGGAAGAGGAATATGGAAGTAAAACAGATTATAGATGAAGCACTGTTTGAGTGGTATTCTGAAAGAGGTTTTGAAGTTCCACGATGGAGAATGGATCGAAACCCCGAGTGGTGGATAAGTTATCTTAATGAGTTGGGTATTGACCCCCAGAATCCATAGTGCTATAATACGAATACATAAACACCTTATTATGGATTATCGACCTTATTCGCCAGAATGGCATCGTAAAAGATACCTAAAAGAGGCACTGGATAAGTATTTTGATGATTATGCTGATGTCAGTATAATTCGACAGGATATTCTTGATGTTTTATCAGAACGTTCTGAGAAAGCATATGCAGAATTTGCAAAGATTAATGAACTAGAAAAGTCATTAAGTTGATTGTTAAATAGAATACAACTTTGTTTTAGTACAATGGATTCTAGAGAACATTCTGATATACTCTGGCAACTGCACAGTATAGGACAAAAACTTGATAAGAACTACAAGTTAAATCATTATGTTGTGTCGGATAGAACCACCACCTGTGAAAAATACGTGATAGAGTACAACCATCAATCAAAATCAAATGAAAAAGAATGATATTGTGGAATATATTGGATGCTCTCAGGAACAAATTAACTGGGGCAACAATGATGATCCTCGTTCATTTTTGATTGTTGGTAAAGAGTATGTTGTAGAAAAAGTCGATGTTCACTCTCAACATACAAAGATAAAACTCTACAAT